TCAGTTCCACTCTGATTAGTGTATCTGGATCTCATTGCAAAGATAAGTCCTGTAGGACCATTCATTGGTTGAACACCAGCAAGGTCATAAGCGACCAAGTTTGGCATTGAACGTCTAATAAGACTGATTAATACAGGGTCGAAACCTGCTACAGGTCCTGTTGCAGTTGCGTTAGCACTGAAACCAGCGTTTGAACCTGTGTTTGTATTTACTGTTGGCTGTTCATAAAGGAACTCTTTTTCCTCTCTGATTGCCTGTTCTTGGTTCTCCAAGAGAACGGCTGTTACCATTCTACGATGTGGATCCTTGATTGCATCAAGACCATCATAGTCTAGAAGGGGTGCCCACTTCTCCTGCAGAGCCTCGTTTGAAATTGGGGCTTGCATTTATTTAAAAAGTAAGTTTGAATTTATGATATAGAAATCATTTTTTGTTAGAAACTCTTGTCAGAGTCTGAAGGTATCTCTCCATTGTATTACTAACTGGAGTAGTTTGATACTGGGTGGATTGAGTCTCTTCAGAGAGATTCTCTGATTCGTCTCTTTGAACACCAGCGTTTTCTGGGAAGTATGACTTCCTCAATGTTGCTAGTTTCTCACGATAGGATGTTTCACTTTCAAACTCAACATTTTCGGCAAGAGAGGCGAACTTGTCCTTTTGACTTAGGGCAAGACCTTCAGCGACTTCTGCAAAGATTACATCGGCAACTGACTCGGCTAATCTCTTATTAAGAGCAACGTTTTTATCAATTTGCTCGTTGAGTTTACCTTCCATTTCATCAAGTTTATCTACCATATTCTCTAGTACATCATATTTTTCGTCAGGAATAGATACATAATGTTCTTCAAAAAGACTTCTCATTCCTGTCAAGAATGATTCAGTCATTTCGGTCTTAAGACCTTTTTCAACTGCGAGTTGATTTTCAGCAATCCACTCGTCAGCAACATATTCTAGGTAAGAATCAACACGATCTGTTAATTCTTCTTTAATTGATTGTACTTGCTCAATTAAATTCTCTTCGTATTCAGATTTAACTTGCTCTTTCATTTCAGCAACTTTAGATCTGATAGCAGCTTCAAAGATTGTTCTTGCTTTGTTAGTGAAGTCTTCTGATAGTTCTTCACCTTCGAGAAGTGCTTGAATGTCTGTCTCGACATCAATTGCTTCTTCCTCTTCTTCGACAATCTCTTCTTCTGTTGTTTCTTCTTCAGAAACAATTTCGTCCGCTGTTTCCTCTTCTTCGGATACAACCTCATCAGTTGTTACTTCGTCTTCAGCGACTACTTCGCCTTCAACTTCTTCCTCTTCCTTCATTCCTGCTGGAGTTCCCTCTGCAGGTTTTGCACCTTTGTTTACAATATCCTTAACTTGCTTAAGGGTTGTACCAGGTGTTTTTAACTTTGCTGAATCGTCATCAGCTTTATAGTTTTCGGGAGTAGGACCACCAAGATCCTCTACGTTAGGTGGTGTTCCACCTGTTGTTAGTTTTGGCATGGGATCTGCAGGTTTTGCACCTTTAGTTACCACGTTCTCTTCGATGTTTTCCATTTCTTGTAAGGTTGTTCCAACGGACATTTTAGATATTTAGGTATAATCTGATATTATTTATAGAACTTATAGATTTGATAAGAAATCACTGAATAGATTCAGCTTATGTTCTTCCAATCTACCTTGATCTACAAGTGTATTAATACGTTTTTGTGTTTGTGCTGCTTGTTGTTCACGAAGAATTCCTCCTTCCCAAACCCACTCTTTTCCTTCCATAATTCCAGACACAAATGCATCAGGAGCAGAAGGATCGGCAACGATATCTGCAGCAGTTGCCAACATGAAATCTTCACCTACAACTTTATATCCTTCGGATGTAGTTTTAAGTGAACCAACTCCACGAGAAGATACACCAAGTGTAACTCCTTCATCAATGAGAGATTTTGCAATCTTACCCATTGGTGTATCGAGAAGTTGTGCTTTTCCAATAAAATTATTTCCTTCTTGACGAAGTTGTGTAATTTTATGAGATACACGATCAAGGTTAACTGTAGGACCATCTGGATGACCAAGTTCACCAAGAGCACGACCTTTCTTAATGAAAGATTCGTTATAACGATTTACTTCACGAGAGAGAGTATTAACAGGGTACATTCTACCATTGCGGTTTTTGATTTCTCCTTGAAGAAAGACACCTTCAATGTACATTTTCTTTTTGGCACCTTTCCCTTCAGTGATGAATTTTACCTTTGCTACTTCCTCTGTAATTAGTTTCATTTTCTTAATTTGTAAATCCTACTTTTGTTGCTTTGAAAGCACCTGATCCATGAATTGTATATGATGGTTGTTTTTCAATATATTCAATTGCATTATCAGGTAATGTAATTGATCCTGTTCCAGAATATTCGTTTGCTCCTGTTGGATCTGTAACTGTAAGCACAAGATCAGATCCAGAGCTATTGAAAACTCTAACACATGTTGCACTACCTACGGTTGTGCTATTTCCTACACCAGAAGCAACAGAAGATTCCGATGCTAAAATTAGAGTTCTATTCGCCATTGGGTTCCTCTTCTTGCTCTACTTCAGTTTCGTCAAACATACTATCAGCAACTGATTTACGAATATCTTCAATTTTCGCAGCTGCTTTTGCATACAAAAGATCCTTAATTTGATCTGTTGTATCTGCAGGAGAAGCGTCAGTGGCTATCAAGTCTACAATTTTTTCCATGAAATTTTAATATAGTTATATATTTTATTTATATCTCGGCCTTTTTAGTGTCTTTTTGCAATTGAGCGTCGGTTACACCACCATCTATGTCGGGTTCCGTTGGTACATCTCCAAGGTCTCCCATTTCACCTCCAAGTGGTTCACCTGTTATTGGATCAACAGCATTTGGATCTGGTATAATTCCATCTTTAATTTCCTGTTCAATTTGCTCATCAATTTCTCCCATTTCAGTATCACTCTGACGAAGAACTTTTGATCTTACATATTGATTAGAATAATACTTTCCAATATATGGTTCGATTGTTGCTAATGTACCGAGTCTTTCGTTAAGTAATTCTGATTCTTTTAACTCTGCAAATTGATTATCATACAAGAAATCGTATTGAATATGATCACTTAATGAATTCCAATCTTCTGGAGTAATTATATTCTTTAAAATTAATTGTGTCTTTAATAAATCAGCAAAAAGATTTGCAAATCTTTTACGTAATCTTCCAACAAATTTTGCAAACTTTAATTCATCTCTTAATATCTCTGATGATCTTCCTAAATTAAATCCACCATCACTTGCAATTCTTGATTCTGGAACACATAATGATCTGTATAATTTTTTCTGGAAGTATTCAATATCAGAAAGTTCACCAAGATTTTGTCCACCTGGTAAAGTTGTAATTTCAGTTCCACGACCACCTTCTCTACGAGGCAACCAGAAATCTTCCATCATACTCATAAATTTACGATCATCTCTGATCTCACCAGTACCTGCATCGTAAACTAACTTATTACGATAACGACTCATCACTTCTTTTAGATATTGTTCTGCCTTAACTTTTGGTAGATTACCAACATCAATATAAAATATTCTTCTTTCTGGTGCTCTTGATAGTCTATAAATTACAAGACTATCTTCAACCATACGAAGTTGGTTTAATGATTTGATTGCCTTATGTAAATATGATAAACAAGTTCCTTTATTACGATCAAATAAACCTGATGTCACATAGCAAATTGAATCTTTTGCAATTTGAATACCACCTTTTCCACTTGCAGGACTACCACTTGAGAAAAATTGTGTTGGAAAGTTAGGTTTTGGTGTATACAAATAATATTCTTCTATATCAGGATAAACTGCCTGACGAATATCAACTGCTCTGTTTGAAACTATATTTTCATTTTGATCTTTTTTCTTTTCTTTCCGAATGAATTTCATCTTCATTGGATCAATATATCTTACTTCTTGTATTCCATCCTCTGGTTTTTTAGTATCAATAACTTTGAGATAATATAATCTACCATCTACATACCAATTTCTAAAAATTTCGTGTGCTTTTTTATCAAAATCCATTATTTCTTTAATGTATTTGAATTCTTCACGAATTTTATCTTTTAATTTATCGCTTGCGTTTACGTTACTTAATTCTATTTCTACTGGTGAGTCATATAAATCACTAACAATTGCTTCATTTACAACATCTTCAACTGCAGAATCTGCTTCTGGATGAAGAACCATCTCACGATATCTCTTCATTAAGTCGTATTCTGTTCTATAAACACCTTCAATATCTACGTATTGACCATAAAAACCACTAGCGATATAATTGTCAACTCCGTCCTCATTAGTTTTGGGGACGGGAGCGACTACCGATGGTGGTTTTTGTTGTTGGTCATCAATAGAGAACCCAAATAGTCTTGGCATAGTATAACCTGCTTTTTATTCTATTATAGCACTATTTATCAGTTTTAGGTAATGCTCTCTCCTCCAGCATTAGCTCCTACTCCTTTAATAGACTCATAGTATAGTACTTGTAATTCTACAGTAAACTCTTGTATTGTGTCAACTGTTTCGTAAGATAAATCAACTTGACTTATTTGAGTTGGGAAAACATCATAGAATCTGTATGTTCTTAATGTAGATCCATCACGATCTAACTGGTGAACATAAGCATCTTCTTGATAATCTGCTGGATTGTTTGTACCTGTTGCATCAGACAATCTGTTGATTGAGTTCATCCACTTCTCAAAAGCAGAACGAATCGCAAAGTCAGTATCGTTGATAACTGTGATTGTCCATGTATCAAAGGTTCTGTCTCCAGCAATCTTAAGAATCCTACCTCTAAAGTTAACATCAATTGGAGTGATGTTAGATGCAGGAAGTGCTGCTGCTTTGACCAAGAACCTTGCCTTTTCCTTTACATCGTTGTCAATTGCAATCTCTTCTGGGAAAGCAAGTTCAACTTCAAATAGATTAGGTCTTGCACCACCACCGATCAATTTACTCTTGAAATCGGTAATCTTTCTTAATGGTGGTCTGTTAAGTTGGGTTGCCATTTGTTTTTATACCTCTAATTTAATTAAACAGAACCAATGACTTCATCAAATGAGATGCCAGTTCTTGTAGCAACAAAGGTGAGACCGATAAAGTTAATTGATCTCGATGGTTTAATAAAGATGTCTGCTACAAATTCGTTACTATCTATAACAGCTGCAGTGTTATTTGTTTCATCGCAAATAACTCTGAAATCAAATATCCCACGTTTTGATTGAACATCACGTAAGAATGGTTCAACTATGTTAATGAAATTAGTTCTTGTAATCTCATCGTTGAACTCGAATAGTTGATCTCTTGCAGCAGACTTAATTGCATTCTCAAGATAGATGAATAATCTACGAACGTTAATGCGATCAAATGCTGATGCTTTTCCAAATCCTGTCTTGTCACCAAATAATATGATTCCTGCACCAGGTGAGAAGATAACTGGGTTTACTCTGTTTGAGTAAAGTGTATCTCTCTGTGATTGATTTGGATTGTATGCAAGTTTCACTGCATTGAGGATTGTACCTCTTGCTGTTCCCGCTGGTGAGAACCAAGGGAAGTTGTTAATGTCATTTCTTGCACATGTTCCTGCAATGTCTCCATTCATTGGAACATAGCGGAATGTATCGTTAAAACGATCATACATGTACTTGTAACCACTATCAAATACACCGAATGTAGTTGATGTGATTGGTGAGAAGTAACTGACTAGATTGTCAGTAATCTGTGAGTTTGAGTAAACTGTAACTGATCCAGCAGCGGTGTCATTTAAGAATGATCCTCTGTTAGGTGAAACAAATGCGATAGCATCTTTTCTTAATTCAGCGATTGAGATGATTTTATTCGCTAGTGCTTGTGACTCTTCTTTAGTATAGTTTGAAGAACCCATGAGTAAGAAGTCTACATCAGTCTCTTCTGGATTCTCAAATAAGTCATAACCAGTTCCTAGATCACCGATTGTAACTGTAAATGAACCAGCAGAAGTTGTATCTGCAGTTCCACCATAGTTCTTACCACCATCTAAAGTTGATGTTACAGGTCCAGATGCAGCATAACTTATGCCCTGTGCATTCTGATCCCATCCATTGTCTGATGCAAAAGTGAAGTTACCAGACTGGAAGTTAGTAGTTGTGATTCCAGCAGGAGCACTACCACCAATTCCAGCAGGAGCACTACCACCAAATATGTTTGTTGAGTTATTATAAAGATATTTTCTCCAGTATGATGGAGTTCCAGCAGAGAATTCAGAATCTTTTGCTTTTGAAAGATTTAAGTGCTTCTCTAAAACTGTTCCTGCATTTCCTGTAACTTTACCCTGATCATCATATACAACAACATGAACTTCATCAAATCTAGAACTTCTTGATGATGCGAAGGTTGATGTACCTGGACGATCAGAAATGTTGTTCCATTTGATTGTTGAATTTGATAACTCAATTGTTTGCTGATCAAACCAATCAGATGCTCCAGAAACTGTGGTTGTGCTTCCTCCACCTGCATTTGATGTGACTTCATAACTTAATAAACCACCAGTTCCATCTGTGCTGAACTGATATGCTCCACCTGGTTGATAGTCTTTTGAAGTTTCAACACCAGCAGCGGATACATGAGCAACAAATTTAACTTCAATGTTTGCTCCTGTAACACCAGTGACGATTCCTTTGAAGTATCCGTCTAATACTGATGTTCCTCCAACACCTGCTACAACTGTGTTTGCTGGAACCATCTGTGTGACTCCAACACCAACTGTAAGTGTGCTGACTCCAACTGTTAATACCTGATCTGCTTTACTATCGATCAGTGCAACCTTGAGTCCATTTGCCCATGAACCAGGATTTCGTGCTGCGAATGCC